TTGCCTAGTATGTAACCAGCTTCTCCTGCGCTGTAGCTTCCTGGCAGTGCTGTGCTCCAAGGGTCGCCAGCTGATGCAGCAGAGTTTAGCTTGTTGCCCATTGTGCCAGCATCATTGTACTCAGCAGATAATGCTTGCCATACCGCAGCGGCAAGACTTTGCGGAGAAAGCTCAGTAAACGGTGTAATATGACCTTCTAGATTTCCAGTAGCTCTAATAGTTGCGGCTGTACTAAACTGAATAAACGTATTAGCAACAGAATCAATAATAGCGCCTAGCGTGGCGTTATTAACGGTAAAGCTAAAGCTAGTATTACCGATAGCATTAGCTGCAATAAGAGCAGTACCTGTAAGCGTAAAGGTAATTGAAGTGCTACCAATAGCAGATACTATAAGCTCTAAAAGCGCATCGCTTACCGTTACTGTTACGGTTGTAGCAGCAGAAAGATTACGACCAGCAGCAAGGTTTAAGTTGCCTGGCGTAAAACGAAATACGCAGTTGGTAAACGATGACATGGCACCTGCCTTAAATGGCAAGCACCAAGAAGAAGGGGCCCGATGACCGTAAGGTATTCCAACAGTTTTATCTGAAATACCTTGGCCGCAGGTTGTATTCCTGAGTTCTGTTCTTCCCCACATTTGCCGCAAATTTCCAGGGGAGCCACCGATGTAGCGTATTGGATTTTGCGACAGTAGTGAGGAATTAAATCTTAGCCCCATGCAAAGTCTACTGAACCGTAAAAGTTAGTTGAAGCTGCTGTAGCGGCTCCGGCAAAATACAACCAAGTAAGGCAAGCTCCGTCCATAATTCTTGGCATAGAAGGAAGTTGATTTACTAAGTCGCGCTCTGCTGCAACACCAGCCGTAGTTAATGGCAAGGTAAGAAGTGGGCGACCTAAGCAAAGAGCGCCGGTACCAGTATTAGCTGCTGAGAAAGTTACAGAGGCTACGTTCTGTACGCCGGAATCTCCGTTGGCTAATGGAAGAAATGGGCCGTAGTTATTAACTGCTGTACCGGAATGAGATATATGACCAACAATAGCAGAAGCTGTCATTGATACAGTTACAGGTAGCGCATTTCCACCAGTGCCGCCTTGATCTGTGTATGATAAAGATATGTTTTGCGCTACCGCTCCAGCAACAGCAGTCTGAACCCAGAAAAGCCTACAACCAGCTCCGTTTGCATAACGAAGCGTAGGAGTTCCAGTTAGGGTTTGAGCTGTAGCGCTGTTGTTAGTAATGCCAGGCCAATAACCTTGCAGGTCGATAAGCATAAGTTGAGATGGTACTGATGTAGCTACAATGCTCAAAGCTGATACGTTAATGCCATGCTTAGTGTCAGGGCTTACGTTGCCACCATGAGGCAGTCCAAATATTTGCGTTCCGTTGCCAGTAGTTTCATCGCATGTAGTCCAAGCAAGTGAAGTACCAGCAAAAGCATTAGCTACAGGGAATCCTCCCAGTCCGCTAAAGTCGTACCACCTACCTGCTGTATATGCAGTGGCTCCAGTAACCTTATTAAAGTCAGTCCGCAGCGTTTTGCCGTTAGTAGTTATCTCGTTTATTAAGTCATCTATTGAGTTAAAGCCCATAATTTATCCCCATACAAAAACAAACTCACCTGTAGCTGGTCCCGCAGGATTTTGAACAAAATCATACGAATAAACAGTTAGCCCAGCCCCAACAGGAATCTCTGGCATCTTTATACTTGTTTCGGTAATGAATCTTTTTTCAGAAACTACGCTGGGAAACACTGGCAGCATCGCTACAAATTTAACTAACGCTATGTAAGCTAAACCACCTATAGCTTGATTAAGTTTAATGCTTACTATGTTTCTAACTCCAGTATCGCCTGGGGCAAGGCTAAGAAAAACAGAGCGAGCATTTGAATTTATAACATTAGTAGCCAAGCCTAAATTTTGCGCCGTAGCTCCACCAGTTATTGCTGTTGAAAGCGTTGAAGTATTTCCGTCCTGATTTGTGTAAACAATAGTTGCTGTAGTGTTTATTGCATTATTTGTTAACGAACCAAAAATTGCCATTCTAACTTCTTCGCCATCAGTATAGCGAGGTAAGGTCAATGTATTGTCCATCTCCTGCAAATCTGTAGAGTCGCAATCTATAACAGGATAAAAACCTAGCGTATCTACAAGTATAAAACTGCTGCCGGAACCGGCTGTAGTTTTTGGATTTCTCATACTCCAAGAGAACAAATACTTTTGCTGACCTGCGGCCGGATTAGGGCCAGTAAAAACATACCTATTATTTGTGTTAACAACAGGCGTAAAAGTTAAAGGGGTGGCTGCGTAAGAGTTGTAAATTGGCGTTCCCGATGACCAGGAGAAGTCATAAAATAAGCCAATGGAAGCTAGGGGCGAGGCTTTATAGTAGTGCTGTGACCAGACCTGGCCGTTATCAATGGCAGTAGTAACGTCTGCTATGCTAGAAAATGGCATTGGCTTCTTCCTCTGTCACTCTTTCTACCGCCGCTCCTGACCAAGCTACTGCGCCATGTGGATGGTCTGGGCATGGTGTGATTTCATCATCGACCATATCCAGAACCCTACCACAATGGACGCAGTAATGCTCCATATTAGTCTACCGTAGCTGTTAGAGCGCCAGCAGCAAACTGAGGCTGAATACCAGTTGAGATAGCTAACGAAGATGTTAACGCACCTTTAAGGAGCAAGTTGCCGTTACCTGACAAGTCAGTTCCGATACCAAAGTGAGTTACTGTTGACGAGCCTCCAGTTGCCTGTGGGAACTGAACAAGTGCTGTATTTGATACAGTACTAACTGATCTAGTCCAGCCGCCAGCAGTTCTAGCAACAGCAACACGAGCATAGCTAGTGTAAGCTGCCTCGTTAGTTGACTGGTTACCAGCCTCGCCTGGATCGGCAGTATGAAGTGAAATGTAGAAACTTCCAGCCGTAGCTGAGTTCTGCAATCCAGCAGCATCACCAATGTTAGCCCAATCTGTATTTAGAAAGAGCAAATCAAGAAGTGCTGCCTCAGCAGCGTTAGTCATTGACATAATTAGTCCTCATCAATGTTATCAATAGACAAAGTTGTGTTTCCAAGAGCATCAGTCCCAAGCGTACCTAACTTCTTACTGGCTTTTGGAATGATGTTATTGATTACTATTGGCTGCTGTTTTGCGGCACTAGACTCAGCTGCTGCGCTTGTAGTGTTTATGCTTTCCATTCGCACCCTAAGCTGCTCTAGGGCACTATCTGAAGCAAGGCGGCGCTCTTCCATAAGCTTTTCTGACTCAGATAGCTTAATACGCATGTTCTCAAGCTCAAGCTTTTGAATCTCAAGAATATGTGCCATCTGGCTAGTTTCTTGCTTAATAAGAGCTTTATCTGCTTCAGTTTGAGCAGTTGACTGCACTTTAAGCATATCAACCTGAACGGCTTGCGCTTTAACCTGCACCTCTTGCTGGTCAATAGCGAGCTTTTGCTGCTCCATATACTCTTTAAACTGCTGCTCTTGAACGCGCAACTGAGCTTCAAGCTGGTCACGCTGCATTTTAAGCTGTTGCTCTTGTGCTGCAAGCTGATTCTTAACTGCCTTGTCTTGCATCTCCATTTGCACAGACTGAACACGCGCCTGGGACTCCATCTGCGCAATCTGCATACGACCTTGCATTTCAAGCATTTTAGGATCAGGAGGTGGCGGCTGTTTTGCTGCTTCTTCCTTAGCTTTAGCAATATCACCAAGTTGGTACAAAGCTTTAGTAAAGATACCATCAAGTTCTTTACCGCCCTTAAAGCGTTTAATGGTGTTTTGAAATAGCGAGATACTAAAATCTAAGAGTGGTGGGTACTGCTCAATAAGACCACGCATTTGGTCAAAGAACGCGCCAGCAGCTTGCATAAGCTGAGTGCCTTCCTGCTGTTGCTGCATTTGATCAACTGCCACCATAGAGTCAGAAGCTATCTGAATACGGTAACAACGCTGCTTATCATCGCGCAAAATGCCCATGATTTGCTGCATCATCTCCATGGTCTGCTGTTCAGCCGATGGCATAGGCGGCGGCATAGGAGGCGCCATTGGCGGCATACCTGGCTCACCTGGTGGCATACCTTCTTGACCTGGCATTGGCTCTGGTGCTGGGGGAGGCGGCGGCTCAGTTACTACTTGGGATATTAGGTTGTCAGCATCTCCGACATCCATAATCCTAGCTTCGTCAAACTGCTCTGCAATAATCACGCCAAGGTTAGCAATAGCGTCAGAGATGAACTTACAGAACATGTTCTGACGAACTACTAGGCCAAGGGATGACCAAGCGTTTTCAAGCCTGTTAGCTGTAGCTGACTTGTACTGCTCTGATGTACCCCGTAGCAGGTCTGATACCTTTAGTGTCTCATAAAGCTGCTGTAGTGCTGTTTGTCTAGCACCCTGTAGAATGTTTAGGGCTTCTACATAAGGAGCGATGTTAAACGCTTCTACGCCGTTAGAAAGGCCGCCACGCTGTTTATAGCTAGGCCAGTTAGTGACAGGGATAAGCTTTAAATCGCCCTGCATTAACTGCTCTACCTTGTCTGACAAGGTAGCATCATAAAGGCTGTTAGTACGAATAGCCTGAGTAACAGCGTGAATACGAGTGGTGAGACGCTCAACCTCTAGGATTTGGTCTTTAACGTGGGAGTAGTCTGATACTGGTATTATGCTATCTGGGTCGATTGACTGGGTAAGAACTACGCAAGGATAGAACTTGTCAAACTTAATAGGCGGCTCTGAGGACTCTATAATGGTCTTTTCGCCGCCCTTTTGTAGCCAGTAGACTTTGTTTGTGGCCTGGCACCAGATTTCGTAAAGCTCTGCCTTACCTTCAAACTTATCATCCTTACGAGCGATATCTTTCTTTATTACTTCTGGGTAGGAGTCGAACGACAGATCAGATGCAACTTCTGGGCCAAATAGCGCCTCTGCCTGCGCCCTATCCAAGAATGCGCGTCTTGCTTGCCACTCAATTTCGGACTCGTTTCTTGCGTCGTTACACAAGTAATCGTTGTATTGAACAACTTCCAAGATTGCTTTCTCGTCAACCTTTTGCTCAACCTCAACAGAGCTAATAAGGATGCCGCCAATACCTTCTCTAAGATCGTCTGTATTACCTTCATACGGCTTACCTTCTCCATCGATAAGCGTTCCGTTAGGGTCACGAATAAGAGCAATCTCTTGAAATACCTTTTCAAACTTAGGAGCGTATCTAGCCCATAAAACGGCCTGGCCTGTAAGAAGGAACTGCAAAGCTGCTTGGTATCCAATCTTATCAAAGTCAAAATGGACATCCATGGCGTACTGGGTGTTACGCTCTAGTATAACTGCTCCAAGCTCGTGGGGGATTCCACCTGTGCGTTTGCGTAGGTTGACTTCAGCTTTAGGTGTAGAAGAATAGTAAGCAGGAAGCAGAGTATTAACGCAATACCACCAAACATTAAGCCTTCGTTCTGCGTCATTTAGCACCCCTGTTTGCTTTTGGGCGTTATAAACTCTAATTGACTCTTCGGATGCTTCTATAAACTTTTTGCGCTTTTCTTCTGCTGCGCTAATCTGAGCTTTCCACCATCTTGGGCTATACTTGGTCAGGGATGGCTTAATATCTATCTTCATATTTTAGCTCTATTTGCCTGTTGTCGCACTTGAGAGATGTAAGCCTGCAATTTGATAAGCCCCTTATTAAACACCTCTGCTGGTTGTTCCCATTTAGCATCAATTAGACGAGCTTTACAGAGGTATCTTAAAGCATCTACGGCGTGGTCATTACCGCTAGTGTCTAAATCCTCTGGTTTTCGCTTGTCTATAGTCATCGATGGTAAAGTTTCTAGGAGGTATGGGCAAGTGGCGAAAATGTATAGCAAAGGTGGCTTAGACACCAGCCGTTGCCTGATTTGTGACCAGCCAGAAAGTCTATCGTTATCAGCAGCACGAAAACTAGGGTGCTTATACTTGGCAAACGCAGCAGTAAACTGGTCATTTATGGATGGCCCACCCTCATGAGAGAAGATGCTTGGGTCTGCCACTGCTATTGGATTTTCTCCCAAGGATACAGAGGCGATTCTGTTAGCCTGTTCGACGTTATCGACTCCTTTTCCCCACATTTCACGATATACGACAATTGACCCTTTAGGATACGGAACCTCATTACCTCTGTCATCACGTCCAGAACTAACAGCACCCCAGATAGCAGCAAAAGGACTGCGGTAGCCCCAGTCATAACCCAAATAACGGGGCCAATGCTTAGGTACATTGAAAGGGCTAATGATATGTTTAGAGCTAAACTCAGGAAAGTAACTACCTTCATGTATTTCAAAATCTCCCTCTAGCCAGGCTCGCACAAGCTCTGGACTACCTACCATGTGCAAGCGGTTAATGTATTCAGGGTCACGAGCAAGCAATATCTGGTTATCATGCACCCTACTTGGAATGTAGATATAATCAAAACCAGCTCCGTTAGGCAGGTCTTTTCTAAGTAGCTTCATGCCTTTGGGCGCTGGCTTGATAAACAGCTCCTTTAGCCAGCTATGCCCAATACCACCAGGGTTAAACGTAAGAATAATTTGACCGCCGCCCTTACCTCG